GGCGTTCTTGTGAACCTCTGCCGCAAACTCGTTAATTGTCATTGTCTTTACCCTCTCTTTCAATCGGTTTCTTTTGCAAAAGCGCAATCTTCGCAACGTTCGACAGTTTCGTTCGGATTATCAAGCGGGCATTCCCAGCCGCTTTCAACGTCCTGTTCCGTAAGCCCGCAAGCGTATTTCTGCGAATTCTTCGCTTCGATTTCCTCTGCGCGGCATTCGCACTTTTCGCCGCTGTCAAGATGTGCGCCGCAATGCGGGCATTCCTTATAAGGTGTTGCCATGTCTTTCTCCTTCCTAATAATCAGCCGCCGGAAGCCGTCGGCGCATAGCGTCAAGCCGTGTTCCTTCACGTACTCCCGCCGCCGCGCGGCTTCTGCCGCTTCCCATCCGCAAGAAGCGCATTCCGAAGGCTTGCATTTCTGCGCCTTCTCCGGATCAATGCCCAGCAAGCACTTCAAGGGCGGCTTTTCCTGTCGGTTATTCATTCTTCACCCGCTTTCCGCACGAAGGGCAATAATTGAGCGGGTAGCCCTTGCCGTCCTTCATGTAATCCGTTGTCCGTCCGCATTTGCGCCCGTTTACTACTGCGTAGGAAACAAGCGCGGCGGATAAAGCCATTCCGAACCCTGCGGGCTTGCTGTGGTGTTCTTCAATGAACCGTTGAAGCGCGATCGCTTCGCAAAACGGGCATTTCTTTTTATCGCTCATTCCTTCACCCGCTCCCCGTTATAGATAACTACCATTGAAGGGAAGGGCGCGGGATCGGCGGCGTTCCCGTCGTCGTCCGTGAACCGTAGCCGCCCGCGCACGAAGCGAATTTCCGCTTTCCCGTAAATGTAATCGTGAAAATATGCCGTATCCGTCCGCGCTGGGATAAGTAAAACAATCGGATACCCCCCCCCGCGCTTCCTCGAAAGCCTTTTGAACCCACTTGCCGATCTCGCGTCCGTAAGGCGGATTGCAGAATACCGCGCCGCCGCGATCCCAGCTTTGCGAAAGCCCGTCCGTTTCCGGCGTGTAATACAAAGAGCATTTCGCCGTCTTGTCGGTCGCCGCCGGATCAAGCACGAAGCCGAATTCGGCGTTCAGCCTGTCGAAGAAGTCTTGCGGCGTACACCAGCACATATTTTTAGAGGATAGAAGCGCCTTGTTCATCGTGCGCCACCTCCTTTTCGTCGGAAAAGACGCGGACAACCGCCGCCACCTGTTCAAAGTCCAAATATACGGGCTTATTCTCTACGATCCCGCCGATGTCATAGCCGCGCACATTTCCGAAGCCGTCGCGGTTAATCGTGAACTTGTCGCACTTGATAGCGAATTCAACGCCGCTTTTCAAGATAACGCGCATTGTCATTTTAGGCATTGTCCGCCACCTCGCTTCCTTCTACGATCTCGCCCGTGTTCGGATCAACATTCAAGGCGAATTGCTCCGGCTCTGTCGCCGTGAAATGGTCGCGGGCTTCGCGCTCTCTGCGTTCCTTCTCGGAAAGTGCGAATTCGCATTCCCGCGTTAAGGCTTGCAAGCTCTCCACGAACTGCTGATTGATAACGTCATAGGGCATAATCACCGCTTGAAGCAGGAAGCCCGCCTTCGCTACAATGTAGGGCGCGCCGTCCGTCGTGCGGCGTTCGTAAAGCTCCAGCACGTCCAGCACGTCAGCAACGGGCGCAAGATAGCGGCTTTCGATGAATACCAGCCCGCGCGTTGTGTGGATCGGCTTCAAGGTTCGTCCGGAATAGATGATTGATATTCCTTCCCGCTCGACTTGTCTTTCCGTCGCGTCGGTATCCTCGAAGCTGATACCCGCCGGAATGCCCAGCGTTTTCACGAAGTAATTATCGCGGTCTTTCTCCGGAACGTCGAAGATCGTTAAAAGGCTTTCCGCGTCAAGCGGCGGAAGCCCGATAACCGGATAAACCGCCGATCCGTCGCCGATGTACTGCGTTAATATGTCGCCGTCGTCGCTGTACCGCTCGAAGATTGCAATATTCTTGTTCTTCTTGCAGATAGCGGCGATACTTTTAATCTTCATCTTCGCACCCCCACTTGATAGCCTGTCCGCATTGCCCGCAAAAAGCGTTTTCGTTTTCGTCTGCGTTGTGCAGATATTCACCGCTTCCGCAATTCGGGCAAGCCAGAACGCCTTTGTCCCCGTCCGGATACGGTGAAGCAGGAATGTTGAGCGCGTCCGCGTCGTGCCGTTCCGCATTGTCCGAAATGTCAACGCGGGGAACGCGGATCGCCAGCGCGATTTGGCAACCGCAAATCGGGCAATCAACCGCCGAAAAGCGCGTCGGCGCTTTCGTCAGCATATCCGCCATAGAACGCGGTTCTTCCGCCGTGTAGATGTTTTCCCGCTCCGGTGTGAAGCGATAGCCGCAAACGCGGCATTCTGTCTTTTTCTTGCTGAACATAATTAAATAGCTCCTTTCGTGTGATTTAATATTTACCGTAGACGCGGACGGCGGTTTTCCCGCCATGCGTCGCCGCCGATACGATAGCCGAAGGCATAAAGGAAACGCGCAAGAAGTCCCGTGCGGCGCGCTTCGCAAGCCGCCATGTAATCAACTTCGCGTTCGGCTCTTCCGCCGCCGTGTCGTCGATCGGATATTCGCAAATAAGCACGGTGTTTCCGAACGGGCGACGCGCCGGACGTTCCTTCATAAACTCTTTGTTCCCTTCCTTGCACTTGATAATTTCAAGCGCCTTCGGGAACTGCCAGCCGCTTTTGTTTTCCTTCATCGTGTGCCGCTCCTTTCAATCTGTGTACGGGCTTTCAAGCGTCCAGCCGAAGCAATCCGTACTTTTCCATTCCGTTGTGAAGTGATTGCGCCGCCCGTCGCCCGTGAAGAAGCAGTATTCCGCCGGAAGCACCCGCCCGACGTTTTCTTCGCCGTCAAGCTCCGCACGGTATCGTGTCAGCACGTCCGCCGCAAGAATGGCGAATTCCTCTTTCACGGGATATTCGGGATCGTAGCCGCTGAACTGATAGGGCGCTTCGATAACCTCCAGCACCGTGTCGGGGAAGCGCGGATCGTCAACGCGGTTCAGAACGCACCATACAACCGCCGCTTGCTCCGTCGTAGAAGGAACGATCCCCGCTTCGCCGTAGATCAGCTTTGCAAGGGCTTCAACCTCCGCCGCGTTCGGCACATATTCCGCCACCGTCCCGCTCGAAGGAAGAAGAACGGCGGTCGGCTGGTGTACCTCTTCAAGCGTTCCGGCGGTCGTGTCCTTCGGCTTGTCCGCCGCACCGCTCCCGCTCCACGGCATAAGCGCCGCAAGAATGGTGGCAACGGTCAGCAATGCAACCGTAAGGGCGACGCGACGGCGAAGCATTGCCCGCCGCCGTCGTTGTGCCTGTATCCGCCGGGGCTTGTGTGCGCTGGCTGTCTGCTCGACTATGTAACCGCAAGGCACTTCGCAAATAAACTTCCCGTCCGCGTCTTGCAGGACGGCAAGCGCCCCGCGCGCCCGATCCGCCGTCATTGCTCCACCTCCGCCGCCGGAAGGGAAAGCCACCATTCCGGATTGTTCCGGAACTGCTCGTTCGGGCAATCGTCGCAACTGTCCGCGCCGCACTCTACGCAAAAGCGTTCTTGAAATGCGCCGTCCCACGGCGCTTCTATGACCGGAAGGGAACGAAGGAAGCCCGCCAGCGTGGGCTTGTCCTTCGTGATAGCGTCAAATACCGAAGTGAACTGCCGAACGTTCAAAACTTCGTCGCCGATAATGCACCCGTTCGCGATCCGCTCTTTGATGAACTCGACGCACGGCATTTCCTCCGAAACGCGAAGATCATTGAACCGCGCTTGCGCTTCGTCGAAGCTGTCGAAGGTAACGGCGTTTGCGACGGACGCTTCGCCGTCGTATTCCCATAAACGGATTTTGTATCGTGTTGTACTCATTCCGAATAGCTCCTTTCCCGCGTTACTCTTCAATGCCGATGTAAAGCACGTTTTCATCGGCGCGAAGCTCCGTGATCTTGCAATATGCGTATTTGTTCATTTCGTCGTGCGCGAAGTGCTTATACAAGCCCCTGTAAATGTCCCGCTTCTGATAGCCGCATTCCCGAACGTAGATATACACGTTCGTAAATCCGCTAATTACGTAGCCGATCGTTTGAAGCGCCACGTTGTTTGCGATCCTCTTCATTTTCATATTGAATAGCTCCTTTCGTATTTCAGCAATTCGCGCCGCGTCGGTTTCCTCTGCGCCGGAAATTCTCTTGCACCGTCGCTTGTGCAAGATCGGCGCTGTACTTCGGGCGGGCGTAGCCGTCAAACTCTCCCGTATAGCCACGCTTCAACTCTTCGTAGATAGCGGCGGCGCTCCTTTTCAGACGGGCGGCAATGTCAACAACGCGTTCACCCTCTGCATACATTCTTTCGATCTCGCGGCGCTGTTCCAGCGTCAAATAACTGTATCCGTTCAATGTTTTAACCTCCTTCCGCCTGCCTTCGGATAAAAAAATAATGCAGGAAAAACCGTAACGGTTTCTTCTGCATTTAATGATACTCTCAACAAACGCAAAAGTCAAGAGTAAAAGCAGAAAAAACTAAAATATTTTTTCAGAAGGCTTCAAGCGGCTTCGGCGACGTATCTTTCAAAGAGCGATCCGGACGTTTCAAAGCCTAAAATCTCGCGCGGGTAATTGTTGATCCACGTTTCGACGCGCTGAATATATGCGGCGGTTACTTTCCGGAAGTCTGTTCCTTTCGGCAAGAACCGCCGTATCATTTTGTTTATGTTCTCATTCGTGCCGCGTTCGTATGCGCTGTACGGGTGGCAATAGTAAACCTTCGTGCGCTTCCGGTCTTTGCCGTAGACGGATTTTTCAATTCCGGCGCAATCCATGAATTCCGATCCGTTGTCAAACGTAATGCTTTTGAATATCTGTGAAAACTTCTTCCCGAAGCGTCGTTCTAACTTGTTCAGCGCCGCCACGACGCTGGCGGCGGTCTGATCCGGCATTTTGATAATAATTTCGTTCCGCGTCAAGCGCTCCGAAAGAACGAACAAGGTTTCCTTCGTCCGCTTCTTCCCGCATACGCAATCGCCTTCCCAATGTCCGAAGGTCTGCCGATCGTTGATTTCCTGCGGGCGTTCTTCTATGCTTTCGCCCTGCGGCGCGCGGGCGGCTTTCTTCCGCTCCACCTTGTCATACTTCCGCTTCCGCTCCCCGTGTTCCGGCAAGCTCTCGCGGCTGATCCCGTAGAATATACCCTTGTCGATGTAATTATAGATCGTCTTTTCGCTGATCTCCGTTTTGAAGGTCAGCCCCAGCCGCTTGATTTCTCCGACGACGGCGGCGGGGGAATAGCCTTCTTCGCCGATCTTCTTTTCGATGAAGGCGGATAATTCGTAATCGTTGCCGATCTTCAATTCGCCGCCTTTGGCTTTTAGGTTCTCTTCATAGCGCTGTTGCGCGATCTCCGGCGAATAGCGTTCTTCGGTCGTCAAGTCGGAATTCAAATGCGTATAGCGTCCGCGCTTCAACTCTCTGTATATCGTTGTATTGTGGACGTGCAGACGGTCGGCAATCGCGCAAGGCTTCAAGCCCTCTTTCAAGCCTTTTTCGATTTTTAGGCGGTCTGTCCAAGTCAAGTGTTTGTGCATTCTTCCTTCCTCCAGCTTCCGAATATGACAAAAGGGCGGCATTTCTGCCGCCCTTCGCCCTCTCTGATTATCTGCTTGTGATATGCAATTCGCTTTTAAGCGCCGCTTGCAGGACGGCGGAAAAATTCACGCCAGCCCGCTCCGCTTCAAAGTTAAGCCATGAAGGAATGGTGCAATTCTTCTTCACGACGCGCATATCGTTCTTTCTGCGGTACTCCGCGAAATCAACGTCAACCAGCGAAACGATCGCGCCGGACGGCGCTTCGGCTTGTGCGCTTGCAATGCTCGACGCTTCCGGCAACGCTTCGCCGTCGTCCTGCATATCAATTCCCATAAGCCCGATTGCGTCCCGCGCCATCTCGATCGCGTCCGGAACGTCCTTGCCCTGCGTATTGATATTGAAATCGGGGACAAATACCACGATGAACTCTTTTCCTTGCGTCATAACGATAGGATATGCGTTTTTCATTCTGAATACCTCCTTCAAATCTCCGCGTATTTTGCTTTTGCGTCTTTAAGGCGCGGCAATGTGTCGATCACGCTTCCGGCTTCGTCTGTTACCTCGAACACGTTTTTCAAAGTCCCGTTGACGCGGCGATCAACACTTGTAATCGTGAACTTTCCATCTTCGCGGACATACTTTGAAAAGAACGCGACATTCGCTTGCTTTTTGAATTTCATTGTCCGTACCTCCTATATTGTTGTCAAGTGGCGGCGGGCTTATTTCAGCCCGCGCCGCTTGATGATTGCTTTTGCTAACTCTTCGTCGGTTTCTCTGTGCCTTACGACGCTTTCCCTTTGACCGTCCTTCACGTATATGTCGTGGTTCGCGCCGTGCCGCTTGAACTTCCAGCCGTTTCGTTCTAAAAGCTCGATAAGGTCTTTTGTTTTCATCTGCTGTCCTCCTTACATTTACTATTATACGCCTTCAATGCGTATATGTCAATAGGCTTTGAGAAAAAATACGTATTTTATGCGCCTATAAAAGATAAGCGGCGACGGGATCACCCCGCCGCCGTTATTCGTCTATACCTAAAAGCCAATTTACCGAAACGCCCAGCACTTCCGCAAATATCTTCAATTCAAAGTCGGATACGAAGCGCGTACCGATTTCAATTCGGCTTATGCTGTCCCGCTCCATGTTGATCCCTTTCAACTGTATTTGTGCGGCTAAATCCTCTTGACGTAGCCGCCGGACGACGCGCGCTTCGCGCAATCGGTCGCCGCAAATGTTCTTCTTGCCGTTGTAATCATATATCTTCATTGCCGCCGCGATCCCTCTTCATTCTGATTATTTACAAACGGTGTGTAAATATTCCGCTTTATTCTTGATTTTAGCGCATGACGGGCGTATAATTGTGTTAAAGGTCAGAATGGGCGAATTCTGCCTTGAAAATTTACATTTAAGAAGGGGGATTTGCTCTAATGTTCGTCAGCTTTACAAAGACATTGAAGAAGATGTCCGGTTTCCGGCTGGGCTTCGGTGTGCGTGTGAATAAGCGAAACGCGCCGTTGTGGTGCTTCGCTATGCTCTTCGCCGGAATGTTCTATTTGATGTGGTATATGATTATCGGCGCGGGCTGGTGTCTGTACTTCTTCTTGTGGGCGTTTTACAAGATTTATTACTATCTATTCAAGGGAATTGCGGTCGGCTGTAAGAAGCTGTATCAACTCATTAAAGGGAAAACCGCCGCGCCGTCGGAAGCGTCGGTCGAACCGCCGAAGGAATGAACCAAACAAAAAACCCCCCGTGCAAGGCTCGAAAGCCCGCACGGGGGATTGTTCTTTATGCGGCGGAAGGCTGAAAGGGGAAGCGCGATCCGCCGCGCGGTCAATTACTCTTTGTTGCTGTCGGTATCCGCCGGAATGCCGGAAATAGTGAAGTAGTCCGGAAGATTAAAGACGGCGGCTTCGATCAGTTTATCCAGCGTTTCCGCGTCGATCTTGAAGCCCTTGCTATTCAGAAATTCAACAACGTATGCTTTCTTCTCTGCGCCCCTGCCGCTTCCGGTGTAAAGCTGTTCGGCGGCTTCGACGGCAACCGTTACCCACATTTTGATTTTCTCAAACTGTGCGGCGGTCGTCTTGCTTCTGATCCACGGGATCACGAAGGCGGTAATAATAGCCGCGATAAGAGCGATCACGGCGTTTGCAATGCTGGTAAGATCAATAGTCATTGTTTGTATCCTCGCTTTCTGTTATGTCGATTTTTTCTTTTTTCTTGATCCTGCCGACGATTACTTCGGCAAGACGCTTCATCATCATTACGCCGCATTCAATCACGACGGCGCGGAAATACCATTCGATCAGAACGGTTTGTTCCTGCCGCGTGATAAGGAATGAAACGTACTGCGCGACGATGAAAGCCGCCGTTGTAATTGCGATCACAATAACGGCTTTCGTTGCGAAGCGTTCGTCAGCCTTGAAGAAGCGGCGCTTCGCCACCCGCTTCCCGCTCGAAGATTTGATTTTCATTGCGTCCCCCTTTCACATAGCGCAATTAACGCACGGCGCGCGTTGTGTAACGCATACCGTGCGTTGTGCGTGTGTTAAACAAGCGTTAGATCATCGACGTTCACCGCCGCGACAACCGTTCCGCCGTAGGTAATCACGGCGCGCTTTCCGGAAAGCTCTTTGACGATGTGATCGCGGGAATAGACGAAGGAAGCAAGGCTTCCGCCGGAATAGGTTTTCGCGCCCGCTTTCACGCGCACTTTGCTTCCCGTTGTGATCTTCCGCTCCGATGTCCCGCCGGACGTGCCGGAATAGGTAATGAAAGCGTCGTCGTGTCCCGCCTTCTTCATCTTCTCCAGCATAGCTTCCGCGTTCTTCTTGACGCTGAACGCGCCCACTTGAACCTTGTAATACTTGCCGATCTGCACGATGTACGTATCGAAGCCTTCCTTTTTCAGCTTCGCCGCGAACGCTGTTGCGTTGTCCTTCTTCTCAAACGCTCCAAGCTGTACGCGGTAAAGGTTCTTCGCGTCGCCCTGTGGCTTCTGCTCCGGCTTCTGATCCTCTGCCGGAACGCCCAGCCGCCTGTTTACCTCCGCCGCGATCTCGCCGTGTCGGTTATACAGATAATCGCCGGGGCAAGCCTTGTTCGCGTAATCCCTGTGAACGGTCATATTGCACCCGTTCTTGTGGTTTACGCGGTCGTCCTTGCTTGTACTCCATACCAGCTTTTTGATCCCGTTCCGGCGGCAAATATCTTCGACAAGATCAAGAAGCGCCGCGTATGCTTTATCATTCACGGCGTATGGGTGCTTTGTGTCGCTTGCAACCTCGATCGTGATTGCGCGGTTATCGTTCGCCGCCGAAGAACTGCACCACGAACGATCGGCTTCATCGACGTAAAGCCCGATCCGCCCGTCGTAGCCGATCCCGTAGTTTGAACTTGCCTGTCGCGAAGTCGGCTTGAAGATTTCGCCGATCCTCTCGGCGGAACATTGCCCGACGACGCAATGAATTGTGATCGTGTCGATCTTGTGATTTCGTGGGCTGTTCTTGTTCGGTGAAATCAGCGTACACGAAATAAGTTTGCTATTGCTCATTGCTGAACCCTCCTTTGCAATGAAGAAGCGGCGGGGAAGCCCCCGCCGTCGCTGGTGTTACTCTGCTTGATCCATTCGTTTTTCGATGTGGTCAAGCCGCTTGTGTGCCTGTTTCGCCGACGCTTCAACGTCGGTCAAGCGCGTTACGAACTCCGTATTCGTCTTTCGCTGTTCCTTCTGCTCCGCCTTGATTTCGTCCGTGTTCGCCTTGATGTATCCGATCTCGGTTAAAACGGTCGCGTCGTGCTTCACATTGCTTTCCTTGTCCTTGTCCCTGTTACGAACAAAAGCGATATAGCCGAACACGATAGCGCATACGGTAGAAAAGACGGAAAGAACCGTTGTGAAAGTGCCCATCGTTGATCCTCCTTCCCGTTAGGTTACTTTTTCCCATTGCCACAAGCCCGCCGTGTCCGGCGGATAAACGCAATTCGGCATATCTGCTTTTGCAAGGTATACCGCGCCTTTGTAGCTGTAATACAAGCCGGAAACGACATTAACGACGATCCCCGCCGTTTCCGGATACGGGATCGGATCGTCAAGCGTTCCGGTCGCGGAAAGCTCGATCAAGCGATAGTACGCGAAGGTGGTTTCAACGGGATAAGCCGCCGCGTTCGACGTGTGCGCCGCTTTGATCTCGTAATACCGCCCGTTGTGCTTGATGATTTCGCCGACGGTGTTGTAAGCGTGATTGTCGGCGTATTCGTCGTATTCGATCACTTCCGCCGATTGCAGGATCGCCGCGTCGGAAATGACGTTCGTTCCGGCGGCGCGATCCTGCACGATCTGCGCTTTGAAGGATAGGGCAAGCAAAGCGGCGGTTTGCTCTCCCGCCGCTTTGACTTCCCGAACCTCTTTTTCAATTTCGGTGGAAGCTCCGCCGTTGCTCTTCTTGTGAATTACGCTCATTCAAAATTCCCCCCGATCCCCGATACCCAGCAAGCGGTCAGCGCGTCGCCGCGCTGGACGGTTACGCGGATATTCATTCCGTACTGTGCCGCCGTGTTGATCTTATTTGTGAAAACGTGTGCAACGCCTTGAACAACCGCGTTCGTGCAATCCTCCCAAACGGGGGAAGCGTCAAACGGATTGTTCGTCGCTTCAACCTTGAACGTGCCGCCCGCCGGAATATCTCGCGTTACCTTGATATTCGCGCGTGTCGGCTGGCTGTTGGCTTCCAGCGGCGTGGAAAGCGTGATAACGAAGCCCGCGATCGACTTCGTGAACGTCAGCGTCCGGACGGCGCTATTTCCTGCGCTGTCGGTCGCCGTAATTGTGATCGTGTGCTGGGCGTTCGTAAGCGCCGTGAAGGTATTTCCGGAAACGGAAAGCGTCTGCGTTGCGCCCAGCGTGATTGCGTTCTTCGTCGCGATTGTCTTTCCGTCGATCTTTTCAACAACGTTCACCGTGTCGCCGTCCGGATCGGTTACGCTGTATTGATAGGTGAAATCCCCGCGCTTCGTGCCAAGATCGGCGTTACTGCCGGAAATCACGGGCGGCTGGTTATGGATTACGGCAATATCTCCGCTTGTGGTGTACGCGGAATAATTGCCGTAGCTGTCCTTTGCGCGGACGCGGTATTTTAACGTGTTCCACGCGGTCGATACCGCTTCCGTGAACGTCCTGCTTGCGGACGCTTGAACCTGTGTCCACGCGCCGCTGTTGTATGAGCGCTCGAAACAATAGGTCAGCGCGTCGCCGTCCGGATCGGTCGCCGCCGCGCAAGAAATGTTGATGTTCTGCCCGCTGTAACACGTCGCTGGCGCGGTAATGCTGGGCGGCGCGGAAGGCGCGGAATTGTAGATTACCGTATAATTTCCGTCGCTGTTCGGGCTGTCAGATACCAAGATAGAAGATTTAAGATTACAAAGCGGGCGAACGCCATAGCTGCCGTCGTACGCGTTGCTGTGGTACAAAGAGCCGCCCGAATTGACGCTGCGGACGTAGCCGGCGTCCGACGAACGAGGCGTACGAAGCCACCAATACCAGCCCTTTGACGTGCTGAAATTGCTGTTCGTGTACTCCGAATTGCTCACGCATTGTTCCGTAGGATAAGCGACGCGGGAAGCGTCGTTGCTGAATAGCGCAAGAAGCGTTCCTTCTGCGATATTGTTTTCATTCGCAAGCCCCACTTCTGTGGTGGACGGAAGGAACATTTTTGACGTTACCGTTTCATAGCTTCCGCCGTCGGTAACGGTGTTTCTTGCGACGGTCTGCGTTGTTGTCAGAAGCTCCGCAACGAACTTCGGATCAAGCATAGCAAGGAAGCCCGCCCACGCGCCGTATTCGTTGTAATTGTTCCATACGTTCGCGTTTGTGGGCGGCGCGTCTGCGCTGTGCTTTGCGCTGTACCATGCGCCCGCCGCCGCGTTGCTGTTCAGCCATTGCAGAATGTTTGAATGCTGATAGCGGTTATTGCCGTATTGTTTCCGATCGCTGTTGCTGTTGCTTGCTTCCTTTGCGTCGAAGCACATTAACTGAATGATTTTTTCCGTAATCAGCGTTACGGAATTCGACGGGTAGCCGCTGTGGTTCTTGTCGGCGATCTTGAAAACGATCTTCGATCCGAAGCGCGATTGATACGCCGAAAGAACCGGAACTTCAATCTTCGCGCCCACCGACAAACTGCCTAATGTTTTTGACATTGTGCCGCCTCCTTTGATTTCATTAAGCTGTTGTAATACTGATCCGTCCGCCGGATCAAGTGATAGCTGTTTCCCTTTTCGGCGTGTCCTCTCCAGCTTTGATAGGATTGTTCAACGGTCTTTGCGTTGATCCGTCCCGCCGCGTAAAGGGCGGCTAATTTCTTCAACTTCCGCTTCATATTGTTTTTGCTCCGGCGGCGCACCTTGCGGATCACCGCGCCGCTTTCGGTCAAGTATGTATGAAAGCCCAAGAAATCAACGCCGTGTTTCAAGGGAAAGATATTTGTTTTCGCATTCAGCGAAAGCCCGCGCGCCTGTACGAACGCTTCAATCTGCTTCCGGCACTCCTGCAAATATGCTTTGTCGTGATGGATCAAAAAGAAGTCGTCCATATAGCGCCCGTAATATTTGATACCCAGCTTTTCCTTTACGAAGTGATCCAGCCCGTCAAGGTAGAGAAGGGCGAAAAGCTGTGAAGTTTGATTGCCGATCGGTATTCCGACGTTGCCTTCGGTGCTGTCGATGATAAGATCAATCAGCCACAAAACGTCTGGATCGGTTATCTTCTCGCGGATTAAGGTTTTCAAAACGTCGTGCCGGATCGAATAGAAATACTTTGAAATATCGCCTTTCAGTATCCAGCCGTCAATTCCGTTCTTCCTGTAAAACCTCCGCATGAACTCTTGAAGCCTGTCTAACCCGTAATGCGTACCTTTCCCCACCTGCGACGCGTAGTTATCGCGAATGAACGATCGTGTCAAAATCGGTTCAAGCACGTTATCGCAAAGCGAATGTTGAACAACCTTGTCTTTGTAGCTGTTCGACATAACCACGCGGCGCTTCGGCTCGTATACCTCGAACGTGTTATACGGGGACATGGTATAGCGCTTCGTTCTGATCTGCGCGCTTAATAGGTTCAGCGCTTCAAGAAGATTAACTTCAAACTTTGCCGCCGCTCCTTTCCACCTCTTGCCTTGCCGCGCCTTTCGGTAGGCATTGTATAGGCTTTCAAAACTGTGTATCTTTTCAAAGTCTGTCATAATAAAAAATCCTCGCTGTTTATAACCTTTGCCAGCCGCCGGAAGGCGGTATGCTCCGGTATCGGCGATCCTGTATTCGTCCCCGCCGTGGATAGCGGCGACGGGATACACCTTCCTTTGATGGTGGTATTCTGCTTTCGGCTGTGCCTACTCGTTCACATAGTCCACCGAAGCGGGCGAACGCCATTGTTGCCGTTGTACGCGTTGTTGTTGTTCAAAGAGCCGTCCGAATTGACGTTGCGGACGTTGTTGGCGTTCGACGAATTAGGCGTATCAAGATGTACCCCGAACGTTTTTCAAACTCTCGTTTTGTCCCGATTCTTCCACGCGGTCGTCATGTACTTCACTTCAAGCGCAAGTTTTGACCAATATTCGCAACTGCTCATAGAAATAAAGCCCATTTCCTGCGAAAGCTCTATGAAAAATAGAAGCTCCTTGCAATAGGTCAGCGCCTTTGCTTGTAGCTTCTGCCGTTGTCTGTATTCCTGCGCGTCCCGAAGGTCTAATTCGTTCGCTTCAAGGACGCATTCGTAAATGTCCACCGCTTTATCCTGTATGCGGTTTACCAGTGTAAAACGGTATTTCTTCGGGTAGCGTTCCGTCGAATTCGTGATCGTGAAGGTGTGCTTTACAAGGTCTTTCGCTTTCACAATCACGTTGAATTCCGTCGGTTCTTTCCGCTCCCGCTCCGGTCTTTGCATATATGCACCGTCCTTTCCGCATTCGCTCGATCATAGCGGTATCGTCGGCGCACCCGTCGAAATCGAAGCCCGCTTCGGTAACGGTCAGCGTTGCCGCGTTCCCTGTAACCGTTGTTCCTGTGATCTGTAATACCTCCGCGCCGCAAGCCGCGCATGGCGGGGAAAGCTCCGCGAAGATGTTTCCGATCACGCACGACAATTCCGCCGCCGTGCAAGCGTACCGCGTCAGCATTCGATCCTCTGCAAACTCTCGTTCCAAATGCCCGTAGACGTTACGCCGTCGAGATCATCGAAGAGGATCAAGAACGGATTTGTCGTAATGTCATTGAAAAGCACCGCTTCCAGCATATCCACGCGCGCGTCAAGCGCGTTCGTGATATTCAGAAGATTTGTTGCCGCGTTATCGTCAAGGACGTTTTGCAAGCCGTTAAACCATGCGTTGAAGTCCGCCGCCGCCTGTGTTTCAAAATCCGCCATGTGTTGCTCGAACGCTTCGTACTGCGTGTTACCTTGCAATTTCAGCGAATTCATATACGAAACAAGCGTGTTGTACTCCGCCGCCGAAAGGGATTGATATTCAGCGAACCACGCTTGAAGCTGTGCGTTAAAAGCCGCCGTGTCGATCTGCTGAACGACGGCGGCAACAACGCCGCAAAGTGACGTGTTCAAGCGTTGATCCGTGATCTTGCTTTGTGTGATAGCTGTTACGCCCGCGCCCACGTAGATGTCCGCCAGCGCAAGCTCGTAAACGTCCGCGTCCCTCTGCAATGCGGGCGCGGTAGGGGACGCGCTGAACGAAGAAGATTTGACCTTCACCGACATAACGCGGTTTGTCAAATCCCAGCGCACGACAACGCGATCAATGCGGTTCAACTGTCCGTCCGCCGTGTCAAGCTCGACGGCAAGATCGCCCGTGTTGAAGTAGAAGTAACCGTTGATCCACGCTTTGCCCGTTTTGACGTTCAGCTTCATTCCGTCGTTTGCGACGACTTGAAGCCCCGTCGAAGGGACGGGGAAAACGCCGTTCCCGATGAACGAAGCGAAGTATTCCGCCCAATCCTCCGCTTTGTACGTGCGATCGTGCGAAACGCTGTTGAAGAAACTTGATTTTTCCATGCTGTGAAGCCCTCCTTTATTTCGTAATCTGCCGAATTTGTGTCAGAAGCGCGGGCAAGCTCTCGCCGAAGGTAATATCTGTTTCTTCGCCGCTGGTTTCGTAGGTTTCCGCGATCTCCGTTATGCGAACGTCAATGCGGACGTTCCAGCGCTTATTGATACACGTTACCCGATCGCCCAAATCGTAGTCCGTGCCGTACTTCAAATTCGCGTTCGTGTTGATCTTCGATCCGAAAGCAAGCGTTTCCGCGTATTGCTCCAGCTCTTCAACGCCGCGCGCGGAAAGAAGTGCTAAATATTGCGCGTTTGTAAGCGTTACAGTCTGCCCGCTCTCATTTTCGTATTCCTGCACGATGTCCGTTGCATTGATGAAAACTTCGTCGCGGGAAAGTCCCGTCGAACTGCCGCCGACTTCGGCAACCTTCCGCGTTACGCCTTCTTTTTCCTCTCCGCCGACGTAAGCCGTTGTTTTAAGGTTTTCAACGCTGTTCGTGTATTCCTGTTCCACGATGTTGTCGAACTCCTGCGAAAAGATACAAGGCGCGTTCCCTGCGGTATTGCCCGCCGTAAGATCGCGCCCTTCGTAAACGGAAAATGTATGCTTGCCCGTGCGGGCATTTGTCAGAACCCGAATACCCAGCTTCGCCGCCTTCGCCGCCGTTTCCGCCGCAAGCTGGGCGTTCGCGTACTGCTCCGAAGTATAGTCGATCTGCCCGCTTCCGGTGTCTGCGTCGGTCGTGGATATGCTGAAATTCGGGATATTGCGCGCCGCTCCTGCGTTCGTGCAAGTCTGCTTCACAATGGCGTATAGAATGTTCTGTGTCGTGTCCTTCGTGATGATCTGCGTTGTCAAAATGCGCTTGCCGATCCACGAAAGAAGAAACTTGCCTTGAACCTCTATTTCCTCCATGCCCTGCGAATTCTTCGTGATGTGAATATAGCGGATTTCCGCCGCTTCGTTGCCGCCGCGCTTGATGATGA